ATAATTCAAAGATTTAATGTTTCTTTAGCAATTAGAAATTCCTTAACTAATCCAGAACGAACAATATCATCAATACCAAACTCAATTATATCTAAAGAAGGCATCGTTCTCAAAATTTTCATAAAGTCAATTACGCCATTCTTCTCGTTTGTTTTAATCAAATCGGATTGAGTAGCATCTCCACAGAACATAATCTTAGAGTTTTCACCAACACGAGTGATAATAGAACATAATTCGTGGAAATTTGCGTTTTGGAATTCATCTACAATCACAATCGAATTATCAAGTGTGGTTCCTCTTAAGAATGAAGTACTCCAGAACTTAATCGTCTCCTGTGACTTAAGATTACCATAAAGCATCTCAAACTCAGCATCAGAAGGCATCTGGAACATATACTTCACCATATTCTTATAAGGAATCTGGTAGATGTCTGACTTATCCTCATAGGAACCAGGGAGGAAACCAATCTCCCTTGTAGCAACCAAAGAACGAACCAGATAGATTTTCTCATAAGGAGTTTTTTCATCAAGAACTTCACGGAGAGCATTATAAAGAGTGATGAAAGTCTTACCAGTTCCTGCACAACCATATGCGACAAGATGCTTGCCTTCGGCATATGCATCAAAAAGTTTTCTTTGATTGTCTGTGAGTGGTTCAATATCTAATAGATACTCATTCCCAAGTGCTTTCTTTTTCTTTGTCTGTCGGGTTGTAAGATCAACACCATTTTGCTGATCGTTCGTCCTTTTTCTTCTTGCCATATTAGGTAGGTTAGATTTTCTTTACTCTTGATTTGGGAGCTTTGCTTACATTACCCAGAACTTCATTCCATGCTGGGTGTTTAGAGACCAACTTGTTACGCCAATCTCCAACTTCTCCTGGACTTGCAGATCCTTGTGACCAATCTCTGGACCACTGAGGATTGTCTTGATACCACTGTGTGATGTCATGAACACTCATTTCAATCACTTTAGTCTCACCAGTTTCTTTGTTCTTGATCGGATAAATTGCCATTGTTTATAATAATTTACAAAAATATTTATGGTGAAAGTTTCGCTCTATACAATCTTTTTTCTTCATAGTAACTGAAGATTTCTGGAACCCATTCTTTCATTATAGGAGAAATTGCGTGACAGAGTGCCTGAATTTCTACCTGTGCATCCATCTTTGCACGAAGATCCAAAAAGTGTAGTGCAGCACGAAGTGAGAATGTAACTACAAAGTTTTGGCGGATATTCTGCGGAAGATAATCACGAAGATGCTCTTCAGCCATACCACGAGTATTAAATACTTCTGCATACCTCTCAGATGCCGCCAGACAGAACTTTAACTGCCTTTCATAATCTTCCTGCTTCCATTCATACTTGTGCCCTTTGCGGTCAAGATAGAGACCTTCTGGACGCACATAATAAACCTCTTGAGGAGTAAGTTCACCTTTAGCAACCTTCAGAACACGACGACCAGTATAACGTTGAGATTGAACATCAAATGATACACCAACACGATGAGTTCGTGCCTGAACAATTACATTATGAACAAATCCGACACAATCAAAGGTAATCGCAGGGTGCTCCAATGGTCCCCAGTGCCCACGTTCATTTGCAAGTAGTTGCTCAATAACCCATTTACCACATTCCGTTTCTCCAGGTGGTATCACCGTATGAATAGGTTCCTCCGAGTAATCATTCTTACCACCTTGCCACGCCAAAGTTTGTGGAAGTTGTGTCTGCCGAAGCATCACAACTTTCATATTTTGGTCCAATTCAAGAAGGTCTTTTGCTCTAATAGGTTTCATTTCTTTCCAAATCCTTTTGAGTATTTTGCTTCGATTTGTGCAAGTTCTTCTTTGACAACTCGTAATTGTGCTTTCATTTCTTTGAGTTGATCACCAGAATACAAATGATCCTGTTTCGTAAGTTTCTCAAGCATCCTTACCAATTGTTTTACCCTTTTAGTCATCGTCATCCTCGAATACTTCATCATAATCCACTTCCCTTGGTTTAATATTATCATATCGGTATGATGATACATCCGAATAGATTTCCGTTTTTAAAGAATCCACAAGGAGTTCCAAATTACGGACGATAAGTTTTACTTTTTCCTTATCCATAGGTTAGAATTGTTTCAATTCATTCTAGCACAAAAAAAGGAGGGAATCAATCCCCCCAGAATATTGGCGCATTACAATTAATTTTATTTACCAGGACTGAACTTGACTCCAAGTGCTTTGTTGCGGGTAGCATCAGACTGTCTCGCCGTAGCAAGTTTCTTAGCAGCATTCGCCGCGTCAGATTTCTTGTAAGCACCAGCAAATAAAGATCTACCAATTCTTTCTAATGGATTGGAAGAAGTCTGCGCCAGACTCTTTGTATCTGATCTCTTATAAACTGCCTTACCGCCCTTATATGCAAGATTTCCAACTTCTTGCTTACCACCAGGTCCAGTAACAACAGAAGTCTTACCTAATTGGGCAGTTTTTCTTTGTGCTCCCGTACCAGTTGTAATAGTATTCTTTTTGGTATCGAAAGTAGTCTTGCCACCAATACCTTTGATTGCACCACCCGACTGACCTTGACGATTAGTTGTTGCAATTGCCTTTCTTTCTTTTGCATTCGCACCAGCGGCAACATCAAATGCCTTAGATGCTGCCATAGATCCACCTACCGCGCCAGCAACCGTTCCAACTGGTCCGGCAACACTTCCGCCTGCACCGCCAAGAGCACCACCAGCGGCAACTGTAGCACCTTTAGCGAGTGATCTTAACCACCCAGAACCTTTTGATCTCTCATCGGCAACATCAATAGCTGCAGAAGCAGGACCTACAACTCTCCCAAGTCCCTTGAGAATACCTTTCCCTGTTGCTTTTGTTGCTGTTTTGGCGGCCGCCTTTTCTGCTTCCTTAGCAGCAGATTTTTCTACTTGTTTGGCGGCAGAAGAGGATGCAGTAGAAGCGGAAGATTGTGGAGTGACGATTGTTTTTCCAGCTGATCCAGTTCCAGCAGCTGCTTTTGCTTGCTTTGCTTCTGCAGATGCCCTTCTCGCATTGGTTGAAGAAAGTGCTGGTGGTTTTCCTACAGAAGAAGGAGGTTTAGTAGGTGTAGAAGCAGGAGGTTTGGGTGTGGCAGGAGGTTTATTTGCAGCATCCTGTGCCCCCCTTATCATAGCATCTGGAATATTTGGATTCCTACCAGTAGGACGTACTATTTCTCCACCTCTTGGACTGGGAGGTAATGCTTTTGTGGGTGATGAGGATGGTGTAGAACCCCTTACACTAGATCCAGGAACTGTAGTAGTAGTTCCCTGTGGTCTAAATTGCGTTGAACGATCAGCAGCAGCACCTGTTGGACCTCTTTGTGCTGCTCTTGCTTTCTTTGCCTCATCTTCAGCATAAATTCTCGCCCTTTCTTGCTCATATGTTGGTCCACCAGGTTTTCTTTTCTTCATTGGTCTACCCGCAGGTTCTTCATTCAAATATGATTCTTGCAAAAACTGATTAAACGATTTCATATTTTTTCGTCTTTTTAGTTATTTATAAAATCTCATTGAAACAAAAAAATACTGGAAAATTTTTTCACAGTATTTTTGTAATCATTTTCTCTTTTTTGTTTGGGGCGGTTTATAACCCCAGAGTCTAGGACTTACTTTACCATCAGTCCATTCAATAGATTTAAGACAGTTGCCAAATTTATCATAGTACATATCAAAAATACCAACTTTCCTACTCGTTTTGATAATATCATAAAATATATTACCATCAATTTCATAGGTAACTAGATGCGAATCAAGAGGAAGTTGGTTATTCTTTGCGTCCTTTTGCGTACACTGTTCATGTAAAATTTCACATCCATAGCGAGACCTAGAAGATTCTCTTTCTTGATTGGACCAAACTTCAGATTTATTCTCTTTAGTGGATGTTTTTTCTTGTTCTGCCGCCATTGTATTAGTTTTGCTTATATTTTCCAAATTTATTCCTCATAATTAAAAAATTAAATTTATCCTCGATTTCCCCATTGAATATCAGGGTATGCTTCTGTAACTATTTCTTTGGTAATATTGTACTTGGTATTAAGTTTCTTATCCTTTACAAGAATTAGAATTTCTGCTTCTAGTGGATGAAGACCTTGAAGAATATTGATGAACATACTTTCTCTACGAATAGAACTTAGTCCATTGTTACCACCTTTGACAAAATTATAAAATTTTTGAAATTCTTTACGAATTGATGATCTTCCCTGATCTTGAGAACCAAGAGAATTTGATCCCATCTCATTCATTTTACTCACAGCATCTTCAATCTTTTTAGAAAGAGTTCCGCTGAAAGAATTTTGCTCACTTGTCGCCGCATAAGGAACTTCGCCTTCTGGAAGAAGAGAAGTTACAGTCTCATCAAAATTCCAAATAAAAATTGCCTTCAATGAAGGGTGATCGTATCTTTTAAGTAGTTCTATCTTCTTTACATTTGAACTTTGTTTAGATACAAGATTCAAAACTTCAAAAGAAAAAGGATTAGAAGGAAGATCTTCAGATACTGTTTCTACCTTTTTAGTTACTGTTTTAGTTGTTGCTTTAATTTTTGTTGTAGTCATAATTATTATCAGTTGAAAAAAAATTAGTCTTCGTCGTCGTCGTCTTCGTCTGAATCAAAGTAACCTTCTTCAAAACGAATTGCTAGTACTTCGTCAGGAATCAGATTTCCCTGGTTATCAAACATTTCTGGATGAATTCTAGGAATTTCCCTATAACTCATCATATACTCTCGGGCAACCCATCCAATTACAATTCCCAATGTAAAGAACAATATGATTAAAAAAGAACCTACTACTAAGCTAACTGCTAACATTTTCTTTTCTCCCTATAGGAATTGTTTTTCTTTTCTTTACAGTTAAAGAGAATTCAAAATAGATAGTTACTTCTCGTCTTAAAAAACAAAGTAACTTCTCAAAAATAATATGAAAATCTTTTGGTTGCCTTCTTTTACCTCCACTAAGAATAAGTTCTACTCCACGATTTATACCATCGTAGTTATTGTTATTTATAGATGTATCAGGCAATTTGATTCTCTTTTAAGTATTTGACGGTATCGGTACATCCACCAAGTTTTTGGTCATCACAAATAACTTGAGGGAAAGTAGAACCTTCACCAAACTCCGAATAGAATTCTTCTCTAGAAAAATCCTTCTCTAAAGTATACACCACAAAGTTACTTCCTGTCAACTCCAGTACTTGTTTGACTTTATAACAATTTGGACAATCTTGTTTAGAATAAATTGTAAAATTCATATTTTTTTATAGATATTCTTTATATATTATAGCAGTTTATATGAGGTTCTGGAAAGGTCTTGATGTTTTAGTTAAGAAGTTAAAGTTTACATCCACTCTACACTTATCATCAGTGCAAGTAGTGCTTAAATCTCAACAGATCCAGGAAATCTTGGACCTTCTTTGAGTGCAACCAGATGAGTATTTACTACGGCAATCTTGGTTCCTGGCCACCAATTTGTTTCTAATCTTAAAGAACAAAATCTTATATCTTTGTTTCTAATAAATTGTGCCTTAGATTGCCTTGTATAATAAGGAAAACTATCTTCATTCCAGAAAGATACATGAGTTGGGTCACACCAGGCACCATTACCTTCAGTAGATGGAACCTCAATAAATGCCCATCCTCCATGAGCAAGAACCCTATGTATCTCTCTCATGGTTTTCATAGGGTCTCGTAAGTGTTCAATCACATGAGAAGCATTCAGTACTCCTACACTATTATCTTCTAAAGGAATACCATCATTCAAATCGCAGTTAATATCTCCATCTTCTTGGTCTATTGTAGTATATCCTGCTCTTGGGAATAAACCACCACCAATATCAATCTTAAGTAATCCATTTAAATCAGCATCTCTTTCTGCAAGGAGTTGGGCATATTGATTATGAAGTTCTTTAGTTTTAATTTGTATTGCATCATTTCTTTCAAGAAAACTATTATCACCGGTAATTCTGTAGATATAAAGAACTTTAGGAATATGATAAAACTTTGTAACCAAATAAGTTCTTATCATCAGTTCGTGGTCATCACACATGGAGAGTTCTACATTGTGACCACCAATATCTTCATAAGTATTCTTTCTCCAGGCACGAACATGGTCTGGTGCATACCAAATATAAGATAGAGAATGACTAGAAGATTCAAAAGTGTTCATTGCAGCCAACTTCTTACCATTCCAATCATAATTTCTATAAGTCCAACCAAATGTTGAATCGTAAGGAACAAACTTATCTTCCATATGATAAGTTGCATTATCACTATAAACAAATCCACACTCTGGATTATTTTTAAATGCAATTGCAAGTTCTGTTAAACAATCTGGAGTAATAATATCATCATGATCCATTTCCACCAGAACATCACCAGTTCCTAATGAGAATGCCTTGTTCTTTACATAACCAATGTTTGTATTTCCATCGTAGTTGGTGTATATCTTTACTCTCTCATCATTTAGAATTTCTTTTGAGAGTTGGGATTTCTTAAATTCTCCATTGAGATAAACAATCCACTCCCAGTTCTCATAAGTTTGTTGAGTAATACTAATATAAAGTTCATCAAAGTATGATTGATACTTATGCGAAGGTGTAATAATACTAAATTTCATTTTCAATCAAAGAAGAATAAGTGAAATAATCTTGAGTTAGTTAGGTTGGTCCCAAAGTATTCATTTGCCGAGTGGATACATTTTGCATCAAAGAGTACCAAACGATTAAAAACATTGCCCGCAGTGTCTACAAGTTCAAATTTGGTTTTATCATAGAAACCAGTTTCTTCAAATACATTCACATCTCCAAAGTCATTTTCGTTTCTTAATTTTGTATCTTTATGAGCATACAAAGAAGTTCCACAAGAGAATGGTGCATCAGGGGTCAAATATATCATACCAGCAAGTGTTTGTCCATCGCAGTGATACACTAGAGCATCTTCTGCTGTGCAATACTGAAATCTACCACACATTCCGTGAGTTTCAGTCCAGTTTGTAATCTTTTTCCCTATAATCTTCTCAAATGCTTCCTTGGTTCCTGGAACAATATATTGATCTTTAGTTCTACTACCCTTATAATAATCTAAATTTGGGTCAAACTCTTGTTGAAGTGCAAACTCTCTTACTGCATGTGGGTCAGCATAAAAATCATCTACAATCCAAAACCTTGGTTTAGTTGTAATATTGATTGAGAATGAGTTTATATTTTTTTCTTCATTAACTTTTGAAAGTGCATAATTATGAAGATTTTGTGGGTAATCACCACTATCACAATAAATGTTATTATCAATTAAGAAATAGTAGTCAGGAAATGGTAGTTTTCTTTCTGGATTTATAAGTCTGGTAGTTTGCTCCAGCATCTTATCATATTGCTGAAGATCATCATAAGTTTGTGCAAGATAAACAATATGTTCATTTCTTACTGGACAATATTTTTCTGCAGCATTAAACCACCCAATTGCCTTTTCATATTCTTTAAGATACTTATGACCAAGACCAATAGAGAATGCAGCAAAATAAGACATCTCATGAATACCAGAGACATTCATATGCTTTAGATATTCTTTAAAGTAAAAAATAAATCTGCGAGCAAACTCTTTTGAATGTTCTTGCCCTAATGCATAAAAATCTCCTGCATAGCAATCCATATAAGACTTTGCAACATACCAAAAGTGATAAGTATCCGTGAGCATTGTTTCCTCACGAATCATTTTTTCTTCAAGTTTAAGTGCATCGGTAATGTACTTGGTTTTTACAGTATAACTCTCACCATCGTTAGTTCCAACCATTCTTAAACCACGAGGGAGATTAACTCTTTCAAAGTTTTCTCCTGTTACACCATCATCCAAATAAATGCACTCGTGAGCAACATCATGATTAAACTTCCAGGGTAGTTTTGCATTCCAAATCCATGCCCGATAATAGATACATCCAGGATTTACTGCAGTAACATGGAAACTTTCAGTGTTAGTATTTAAAAATGGAGACCAATCAAAGTCATCATCAACTTCCAAGTATTCATCACAATCCATTTTCATAATCCAATCACATCCGTGATCAGTTTTTATACAAGTTTGTAAAAGATGGTCACGATTCCAACCAAAACCAACCCAACCTTCTTCTATATTATAAATGAACCCAGGAATGTTCTTATCTGCAAAGAACTCTTTTACAATATCTGGAGTTCCATCAGTAGAACCATTATCTTGGAATACATAAAAATCAATATGTTTATAAACACTCTCAAGCATTCGTCCAATGCCTTTTGATTCGTTCTTGAACATTGAGATCATTACAATTTTTGTTTTTTTAGTATTCATTTTTTTTTAACAATAATGGTTCATTAAACTCTTCTTTTCTTACATAATCTGGAGATATTAGAGTCCCCCAGTCACTATACTTATCAAATATATCAGTATCATAAAGTTCACAATGATTTGGATTTCCAGTACCAATCCAAAACTCACTTCTATACCTATCCCAACCTTTATCTGTTCTATACAAATAATTAGGGTCTAATGTAGAAATATAAGATGCATTTGCCCACCAATAATTTCCAGAGTAATGTGGGTTTTGTTCCCATTCTGTAATTCCAGTGTCCTGATTGATTAGACCACTTTCAAATAAATATTCAGCTCCAGAAGTATCATATCCTTCAAGAGAAGTTACACAATCTTTCCAACGATGAAATGCAAAATATTCAAGATAGTATCTCCATTTATTTACATTTAAAATGCGTGAGGTATTTTCTTGAGTTGCTCCTTTCGTATGAAAATATAGAACCCGATGTTCTTTATTATCAATACAAAAATCATATAAAGATTTTAATGTATCTGCCTCAAGAATTTTATTACTATTATACTCAACTTTAAATTTTGGAAGTAATACTGGGAGAATTTCATCTCCATTAACACCAATATGAATAAAATCGCAAATATGGTACAATCCACTTACCACAAGGGAATTAATCTGTTCTTGAAATAATCTTTCCCAATTACCAAGTTGACCAACATGATAAAAAATAGCAATTTTATTTGTTGGTTTTTTTACTTTCTTTTTGATTGCAAAAATAATATCGTCGTATCTATTTTTTTTATCTCTTAAATCAAAAACTAAAGGTTCATAATCAAAAAATTTAGATTCTGGTATATTTTCCATAAAAACTTTTATACTATCAAAATTTTGAATGTCCTCAATCACGAGCACACCATCATCCTTCAATAATTCCAAGTAAAGTTCAATACATTTTAATTGACTTTCTTCAGTATGAGGACCATCATCAATAATAATATCAAATCCTCTTGGATAAATGAATTTTATATGATCAATAGTTTCTTTGCAATATGCATCTCTAAATTCTAAAGTTATTTTTTTAGGATAATCTTTTACATATTCTCTAATATTTTCATAAAGAGTGTCTTGAGTATCAATTCCAAAAATCCTACAGTTTTTTAAAAGTTCATTCCATAAAACAATAGAACCACCATGTCTTATTCCAATTTCTAACAGAGAACCATCTTTTTCTAAAATTGGTTCTAAAAATTTTTCATAAACTTCAACATAAGAATGATTAGTACCTTTATCAGTACCTCCAAACTCATTCTCTCCATTTATATTAAATTTGTCAAGAATTTCTTCAATTTTAGACATAGTTCACCCTTTCTTGAATAAGTTTTAAAATTTCTTGATTGTTTTCTTGTTCTTTTGTAGGTGCATAAAGTGCCCTGGGTCTTGGGTCAGTTCCTTCTGGAGGTTCTGTAAGATAATAAACTGCTAAACTCTTTCTGTAAACTCCTTCTGGACAAGTAATAGGTTCTGGAAACCCGTGCCAGGAGTTTTGTGTTGTATCAAATAACACAGCACGATTAAAGATATTATTGATTGTGACTACTTTATCTTTTGGTTTGTTTGTTTCTTTATTATGTGACCAAAGTTCTAATCCACCACCCCATTCGTGATTCCAATTTTCCGTTACATAAAGTATGAGATTTAGTTTTCTTTGAAGTTTCAGTTTTGGATGAATTGAATAGTCAAGGTGAACATTCAACTTTCCTCCTCTTCCGTGAATATGTAGTCCTCCACCGTGAAGACCAATATCAGGGTAAAGTTTTTCTATTCCTGTAATTTCTTGAAGATTTGAGATAAACTCTGCTGAATTTAAGTATGCAAAGGTCTTATAAGTTTCTGGACCAAATACATACCAATTATTACAAGATTTCTTATTTTCTAATGGATTATTATAAGAAAACCAATAATTGGAGTTATATTCTGGAAACTCTTGTGATATTTTTATCACTTGTTCTTTATTTAAGAATTCATCAATAATGTGATGATAAAATGGAAAATTCAAACTCATATGATAATTTCGTTTATTTTTTGTATATGTTATCTATGTATTATAACAGACCTCATCAGGATTTGGAAGGTCTATTATACCAGTTGGAGAGATATCCTTAGTATAATTTTACTTCTCTATAAGACGATTGAG